TGGTCATCACCTTGCGGATGCGCGGGTCCAGTTCATGCTGGGGTGCTGCCGCCCGTGCCATCGTGTAGGCAAACATCTGGAACATCTGATAGCTGTTCACACCGATGGTCTCGCAAATCTTGTCGAGCACCGCTGCCTGGTCGGGGCTGACCTTCACGGAATAGAGGACGTACTTTTCATTCTTTTGCTTTGTGCTCATTGTCGTTGTCTCCTATTGTTTTTAACAATTTCTTCGCTAATGGATGATCCTTTAGCAACTCGCCAACTGCCTTGACTCCTTCAACCTTTGATTCGGGAATAGTGTCCCACTTCATCGGGTGTGCCCGTCTCAGTTTGTCGCGCCACTCCCTCACCCGTGGGTCTTGCAACTCTATAGGGTCGAGGAATGGAGTGTTTATCTCGTCGGGATGTGCTATCTGCCACCCTTTAATGTCAGCCATAATCTTCAAGTGTTCAGCCCATTCTTCATCAGTGATTCCTTCCGGTTTCTGTTGTTCAGGCGTTGGGGCAGAGTTCGCGCCGCTTTGGTCGGAGGCCGTAGCACTTTTTTCGGTCGCGCCCTGCCCGTCGCCTGTTTGTCTTGGCTTGTCACCTGTCCGCATCATACGGATGGCGATGTCGGCCACATCAGCCTTGTCGCCGTCTTCCTCCGTCCAAGAGGTATCGAAGAAGTGTGTATATACTCGGCATCGGTCATATCCCAGTTTGTCGGCCACCTCCTGCCAAGCATCACGCCCGTCCTTGTCTGGCCACAGCCACACCGTGCGTCCTTGGTCGATGAGCGGTTGCATGCTTTCGAGCTGTAGGTGTTTGAGTCCGCCACAGGCAAGCCACAGTTGTTGGTCATGACCACCGTAGTAGTTCGCCATGATGATGGCAGTCTTCTCACTCTCCACGATGTTCACCACGGCTTGCGGGTAGCGGCTGAGCAGGTGGGAACCGAAGAGCGGCTTCAGGATGTTGTGACGGTCGGGGTCGAGTCGCTGGCGCACACCGTCCTGATTGTATATCCAGCCTGGGTGTGTCTGCTTGTCGCGGTGCCCATCGGGCAGGTATTGCATGAGCTTCGCCGCCCGTGGGTTGCCATCGTGGTCGATCATCCAGAACACCACTCGTCCGTCGCGCCAACCACCAACGCAGTACATCCATATCACCTCGGCAAGCCTTGCCCGTTGCGCTTCATTCCACGGCAGTGTATAGAGCCATGCGATGAACGGCACGGACTGATGAGAGGCTATCTCGATAGTGCGGCTGACGTATGGTCGTGGAATCAGCAGGTCAGGCAGTGGTGGTGGTGCTGGTCGTGGTGGTGGCGGCGTGTAATTGACAGGCACGTTGTCCACTTCTATGCACGTCATGTGTCCGAGGTAGCGCACAGCGTCGGGGAACGTCAGGCCGTCGTGCTTCTGAAGGAAGTCCAGGCTGTTGCCGTGCGCCCCACAGACGAAGCAGTGGTACTGATTGCCGTGCTTGCGGCTCCCCTTTGGCGTGACGATGAAGTTGCCCGTGTGCCTGTCCTCGTGGAAGGGGCAAAGGCCGGTGTAGTTCACGCCCGCCTTGCGGAGCCTGACGCTCTCGCCCACCACCTTCACGATGTCGGCCGCGTCCTGTATGCGCTTAACGATGTCGTCGGGTATCTTTGGCATAGCTGTTAAACTTGGTCTATGAAGTCCAGAAAGAATAACTACCTTCTTCGGAAAGAATAACTATGTTCTTGTCGAAGAATGACTACCTTCTTTCGGATGGTCAAAATACGATTATCTGTAAAACCAATAACGCGCGTGTACGTGTGTGCGCGTCACGCGCGTCGCCCGCTTGCCTGGTGTCCCTCCACCCCCATGTCCCCCCTTATAGGGGGACTGGGGGGTGGGGGCACGGGGCTATGCGGTGGCATCGCTCTCATTGTCGTTGTCTTGTTCGGTCATCAACTCGCCTATCAAGTCATAGGCTTTCTTGGTGAATCGCACAGCGTCCTCGATGTCACTTTCGTTGACGAATCCTTTGCGCTGCACCTGTGCCGTCAGTAGTCCCGTCACCATGTAGCTGTACTGGCTCATGGTGGGTTTTGGTTGTTTCTTAGTCTTTACCATTGTCTTGGGTTGTTAGAATGGGGCTTCGCCTTCGGGCTTGTCAAACGGCAGGTCTTCGGCCTGGTCGTTGTCCGCGATGGCGTTTAGTCCCTTGTAGTGATACTTTTTCTTGTCGCTCTTATAGATGATGCCGTTCTCCATTGCGGTATTAAACAGCGTAGAAATTTTGCGGTTAGAGGTCACTCCCTTCGAGCGGACGAACCGCTCAAGGTCGGTGTAGGTGGCTCCCGTCGAAGTCCAGTTGTAAGCCTTGAACAGCTCGTCGGCCTCCTTCAGCATTTCCATTTCCTTGGTGCTCACGATGCGCTGTCCGTTGTCCTCAATCTCCACAGGCTGTCCCCAACCTCCGGCGTTGGTGACATATTGGAATAGCCAGTCGGCAACGTCCTTGCCACGCGCTTTGTTCTGCTTTACGCGGAAGTAGATGTCTGGCAGGTCAGGTCGTTGCTCGTTGGTCTTCAGGTCGGCTTGCTTAATCTTGATGACTGTGAAGATCTCACTCACCTTACGCTGGGTGATACTTCCGAGCGTACCCACGAGCTTGTCAACCATCGGGTTCTCATGCAGCACGGCCCACAGCGAGGCGTCGTAGTGCGTCGCCAGCATCATGCACTTGCGGATGATGGGTTGGCACTCCTTCTGGTCATTGTAATCTTCAACGATGTCGAGCATACCGTCCAGGAAGATGTCGGTGGGTTGCGTCTGCCAGATAGCTTTCAGTATCTTGCGCCATCGGTCTTTAGCCAGTTCGGTGTCGCGCAGTCGGAGAATCTTCAGGTGCTCCTTAGCATCTTCCTTGCTGACTCCCGACATCGAGATGACACGGTTCTTAAATCCGATGGTGTCATCCTCGCCCTGCTCGGTATCGACGTAAAGAATGCGAGTTGGCAGTTCGTGGAAATCGTCAGAGCCATTCACCTTGTGCCCTACCTTTCGTGCAATGGTATTGCCGAACTGCCCGCCCAGCGTCGCCGCTATCAGTTGCGCCATCAGTCCCGTCTTACCGTTGCCTGGCTTGCCGCTGATGATGTGTATCTCGCCCACGTCGGCAAATGGCACGCCGCCGCGCTCCATCGTGTAACGTGGCGGTCGGTATGGCTTGTCGAAGTCGAGGAAATCGCCCGATATGTCAGCATCGAACCAATCGTCACCCTTCAGGAAGTCGGGGTGCGGTGTCTCCGTTGGTTGCTCTCCCGGCAGTGGTATCTTGTTCTGTTGTTCGCTCATAGTTACTTGTATATTTCTGTTGCCCGTATTCGGCATTTTCTGACGCTCTCACGGCACTGTTCGCGGTGGGTGGCATAATACTCCCGTTGTCGCTTCAGTCGCTCGTCACGCTGCCGCATATATCGTTCATGGTCGCGCTCTTTGCGTGTCATTCTCCAGTTCCTCCATCGTTTCGTCTCTAACTTCGGCAATCTCGCGCATGGCTTTCTTTTGATAGCCACGTGTGCGGAATATCTCGTCGTAGTCTTTCACGCTCTCCATGGTCGAGTTGTAGAGCAGCGATGGGTCGAGCCATGCCTCACAGAGCTGCGTCAGTCCCATTTCGATGTTGCGCTTTTCCGTCGGCTCCAACTCAAACTCCGTCTCAGGTGCCAGCAGCATCAACGCCTTGCGCCACCGATCACTGACCGACTTCAGTGAGAACTGACCGAACACTCCGCGTACCATTCGCTCCGGCAGACCGTAGCCGTCGATGCACTCGTGGATGGCCTTCTCGTAGAGTTGCTCAGCCAGTTCCAGTGCTGCCTGTGCAGTGATGACCCACGCCACCTTGTCGGCATCATTCACGTGGTGGTTCAACAATGACAGGCGGTGCTTGTTCCAAAGACTCGTGATTAGTGGTCGCGTTGCCTGATAGGCTGGCCCGCCAACACTTGCCCAGAACTCATAATATTGCCGATCAGTGATGTCGCCGTAGGTCTTCCGTGTCTTCTCGTCCATGTCAGCCAGGTGGAACATCCTGCATTCCTTTGCATGAATCAGCCGTCGCTCGTATTCGTGCCACGCCTCGATGGCCATCTTGAAGGCTCGCTTTACCTCGTGGCGGTATCGTTGGCACCGACGTGCCTGGTCGTAGCCGTCGAGCACCACCAGCCATGCAGCATTGTTCGCCACACCACAGATGAGCTTCACGACGCCAGCTGCGCTCGCCATCATCCGCACCGTCTCGTTATATTGTTCTTCGTTCATAGTTCCTTAATAAATCGGGAGCACGACCTGTTGCCGTGCTCCCTTCGGGTTCTGCAAGTACCTCCACGTTAGCGTGGTTATTTCTGTTCAGAACGGCAGGTCGTCTGGTTGACCTCCTTCTGCAGTTAGTGGTGGGAATGGTGCCTGTGCCGCCATCACTGGAGCCGCCGTCGGCTGAGCCTGTGGCGGTGCCTGCTGTGCGGGCTGATTTGCTGGCTGTGGGTTCTTCGATGCACTGGCTCCAACGAATGTCACAGCGTCGAGTCGTGTCTCATTGAACCAACGTCCGTTGTACTCATGAGCTTCTATATGAAATCTCACGCGCACCTCGTCATTGGGTTGCAGGTTAAACTGCTTGATCTTGTCTTCACCGAAGACTCGCATCACGATATACGATGGGTTTGTCTGATTCGGGAACCAGTAATAAGCCATCACATATTCCTGTGACATCCACGGGTTGCCGGTTGATTGGCTGACACCGCTTGCCGCTGGCATCACCACCGAGATTTTTCCTTCTAATTCCATGTCTTGTTATTATTTAATGTTTGGTTTTTCTTTTGTTGTTTGTGTTGCCACCGCGCCTCTCTATCTTTTCGATGCCGTGACGCTTCAGTCGTTCCTTGGCCTCGCGCCGTGCTTCTGGAGACTTGGCCAGCCGCAGGACTTTGGCGATGTATCTCAGTGTTTCGACAGATATGCCCAACTCTTCGGCAGTGTCCACATCGTTATTTATTGGAAATTCATTAATGAGAGTAAAGAGCACATCAAAGGAATTATCCGTGACTGCTACCGTGTGGCCGTTGGTCTCATCCTCATAGATGCGCTTGTTGTGCCCGTTGGCGATGTCGGTAACGGCCTTCAGCCGCCACTCCAGTTCGTCGATTTCCTTCTGGTGCGCCTCGCGTTCCTTGGCGAGTTGGCTCCACAGCCTGTCGATACGTTGCACCAACACATTGTCGCATAGCTCGTCACTGCCGCTTTCGTTCAGTTTCTTGCGAAGATGCTCGCATTCGCGGTTGCTTTTATTTAATTGGTCTTGCAGTCGGCGTATTTGGTCATTCAGTTGTCCCCGTTCCTGGTCACTCATCTTGTCGGTCACGATTTGTACGCGGTCGGCCTTCACTTGGCGATGGTCATAAATGACACCGCCATGTTGAACCATCGAGCTGACATTGCCGTAAATGTAGAACACGCCGCCATGAGCCTCCAGCGTTGCGATGTCGCCTTTGAAGGTGTTGACACCTCCATGAATCTGATAATCCATACCTCAGAAACTGCCAACCACACCGGCAATGATAATGAATGCCACCAGTCCAATGTGTGTATAGACCACCTCGGCATTCGTGAATGTCTCACCAGCCATTGCCGAGAACATCATGTTGTTCCGGCTCATCCATTCGTTGAATTTCTCTTTCATAATTACTTCGGTTTTAGTTGTTATTAATAAATTCGTTGCCGTAGATGGATTCGCACCATCGACGCACGGGTTAATCACCCGCCGCTCTACATACTGAGCTATACGGCAATAAAAAAAACACCGACCCGACCACGCCACCCAGTCGGCAAACTTCCGCGCTGATGTCGGTGTATATAGATAAATAGTTCTTTTCATACCTTACTGCCGAGCAATCGGCAGCAAAACCAGCCTGACGTCGTTCAGTTCGGGTCATGGATTGTTAGTCTCGCCTCTCCTATCCCGCCTTGGGCTGGATAATTTTTTCTTGTTCCAGTCTGTCAAAGAACTATTCTCCTTTCATTCTTTGTGGAAGGAGCGGGATTCGAACCCGCGATGTCCTACGCTTTTCTTCGCCGCCTATCCGAGGCTCTTATCCATTTTCAGCGGATTATTCCAAACGTTGCCTTCAACCACTCAGCCATCCTTCCGTTCCCGTTCAGTGTGCTGCGTTACCTCCGCAGCATCCTCCCCTACTTCACTTGCAGGCTCTTGATGCGTCCGTCTTCCATCATCTCCTGGATCTCATGCAGCGGATATAGCCAACTGCCTGAGTGCCGCTTGCCCTGGTCGTCCGTCCACTCTACCCGTGTACGATTGAAGCACGACCCGTAGCGTTTTAACCAGTTTGGGTTAAGCGTTTCGATGTGCTCTGCAAGCGTCTCAGCCGTCACCCATTTCTCCGAGTACTGCTTGAATGCCCTGCGGATCACGTCGAGTATCTTCACCTCTAATTGCTTCCAGTTCATTGTTCCTTGAATTTTCTTTGATTGCATTTCACATTGTCACAGAGGAACGGTTTCACACATTCATACCTTCTGCAAGCACTGGCAGCAAGTTTTCTCAGTTCTTCATTGTCTTGCCTTGTTCCCAACTCTTCCCGGATGATGGCAATGATTTCCTCCTTATCCTGCTGCGTCATAGTCAATTCCTCTCTAACATTGGAATGATACCCTGTTTCTTCAGTTCCTCATACAGGAACTTACGACCTGCTTGCGTCCATTCCGTATGCAGAACCACGTCCGGGCGACCATCGGCGCGGGTGATGTCGATAGAACGGCTCGACACATATCCGCAATCCTTATACTTAGCATAGAGAATCCACTGACCGTTGATGCTGTACTGGATGCCCATTTCGGCCAGCGTCTTGTTCAGAGCCTTGCCACTCATTCCGTAGTCCTGTGCAATCTGACTGATGGTGAGCAGAGCCTTCGAGCGCATAATCAGGTCAAGGTAGTTTTTGTCGTGCTTCAGTTCCTGGTTCTCGGCAGCGAGTTGGATGTTCTCTTCTTCGAGTTTCTTGTTCTCGATGGCGAGCACCTTCTTCTCTCTGTACTCCTTTGCCCATGCCATTGCAGCCTCGGCGGGATCTGTGAAGTCTGGCAACTGGAGCATCTGTGCACGCTGCTTCTGCTCTAACTCTTCCCAACGGAGCACCAACTTGGCACGTGCTTCGTCGTTGAACTTGGTGGCGACGTAGAGGCATTCGGTCTTGGTCAGTTCGTAGCATGGTCTTTGCTTGCCTTGAGCATCACTATAAGAGGCCAGGGAAAAATTTCCCTCGCTGATTTTCTTCCATGCAGGTTCCATTGCACGGATAGCCTTCATCACGTCATTGTGTGGCTTACCTGTCAGCTTGGCAATCTCCAAACTGCTCATCGTCTGCCTG